TGATTTAACCAGTGGCATATTATTTCTTCTTTGCAGTCTTGGCCGAGTCTTTAAAGTCCTTGGCTGTCGGTGCGCCTTTGGCACCTGGCTGGCGCATTTTTTCTTTGCTGCCAGCGGCTATGCGAGCCTGTTTTGCGTGAATATTTGCATAGAGTCCGGGTTTAGTAGCCATATCAACACTTCCATCGTTTAAGAGCTGCTTTAGCGCGTTCGCCATCTTTGGCGTTGGCTGCTACTGCGCCCATTCTTGCACAAAATGAATCCTTGCGACCTTGGTCTGCCTTGGTCTTAGGGTTTGGTGCTGGCGCCTTTAAGTTTGAGCCAGTGGCAGCGTTGTACTTAGCGCGGCCTTTTTCGGTTAAGCCAGCGCCCTTGCTGGTGGGTAGTTTTTCGCCGCGACCGACGCTTAAAGATACTTTTTTTACCATTACGACCCCATCCAAGAAGTTGCAACCACGCCTCTAGCATTGTACGTCCGGCGCTGCGTGGATTCACGCGCCTCACGGTGGGCTACAGCAAAGGCAAAAGTCACGCAAATTGCATCAGCCGCGTCTGGTGACGCCAAACCGCGCGCCTTCATGTCCTTTTTCGACTCCAAAAAGATAGTCCCCTTGGAGTCGGGCTTCATCATAGGTGAAATTAAATCAGTTTTAAGAAACCTGTCAAGCGGGATTGAAGCAGTTTTTAGCCAATCCTTCATTTTGCCCCACATTTCGGCCCTTTTGTTGCCATACATGATCGGATTTGTCGATTTATTGCCAAAGTTGACACCTTTGATTTTGTACCTTTGCTCTTTCAAACGGTCAACAATACCCGCCCCAAGGCCGCCTTCGTCAATTACGACTAATGTTGGTTTGTATTGCTCAATCGCCTCAATCACATGGCCGACCACCGTCATGGTGTCGTCGCCCCTGTGCCTGCGGATGTCAATAATATCGCGCCCTTGCCTGACTGCAATGACTGTTGCATCCGCGCCAAAACGGGCAGGGTCTACACCGATCACTATGGGAGCGCTTTGGTCTTGGTATTTAGGCCGCTTCATCGCCTCATCTACCAAATTGACCGATATGAACTGATCGTCGCCTTCTGACGGGAATTGACCGTACACCTCGACGTGCGCCTGTGATGAGTCTGGCCCGTACTCGTCAATGATCTGCTGGTATGTCTGTTTGTCCGTGCCTTCGACCGTGCGCGCGTCAACTACCTTGGTTACCCAGAACTCCCGCTTGCTGTTAAACGCCTCGTAGAAGTACCCCGTATTGCGGCGCGGGTTGCTGAACGCCATCCAGAACCTGTTAGGTGTGTTCTCTGTAAAGAATCCAGACGTGACCGCCCAGATGCTGTCGTCAATACCACTGGCCTCGTCAAACACCACCAGCACACCGTCAAAGTTGTGGACACCGGCGTAAGCGTCGGGATTCTCCGCTGACCACAGCCGCCCCTCGACGCCCCAGTAACGTGTACCTTTCTTGAGATCACGCTCGACTAGTTCCGTGAGCCACTTGGCTGGCATGACTCTGGTGGCACTAACTTCAAACCAATGGCTGTTGATGGCGGTCGCTAGCCATTTGGTAATCTCGGCCCATGTGACCGAGCGCAACTGTGATTCACTGTTGGCCGAGATGATGGTCGTCGAGCCGATGCGCGTGGTCAGCATCCAAATTGTGATCCATGACACTAACGCCGACTTGCCAATACCACGGCCAGATGAGACAGCGTGGCGTAATGTATTGAAATCGAGCTTGCCTTGGTTTTGTTTGATGTGGTCAGTAATCTCTTGCAAGACCTCACGCTGCCATTTGCGTGGGCCTTTGAAATGTTCCAGTGGCGTGCCTGGTTGCCCCCAAGGAAACGCGAACATCACAAACGCCAGTGGGTTGTCCTTGATGGCTGGCGCCCATAAGCGCGCCATCAGTTCCTGTTCGTCTTCAGCGCTGTATATGGTCGATTGCATCTGGTTCCTTAGCCTGTACGTCAATCACTTCTATAGCCCGCTTAGTCGCCTCGGCCAGCGCGCCAGTGATTGATATGCGCTGATCCACTTCGACAGATATGGCTTGTTTGGCCACCCAGCCGTGCTGATGTTTCAAGACTTCTAGCGCCATTTTAGCGTCGCCTTCTAGCGCCGCCTTGCGCATAATGTTGGCCATTTCAATCTCACCGTCGGCTTTGCCTTTTTGCGCAGCCATCTCAACGACGGGGTCAAGTTGCGTGAGTTGTCGGTATTCGGTGGGCAACATGCCTGCGGCCAATGCAAGGGTGTCGCCTTTAAGGCCCAGCTTGGCCGCGTCATATACCGCCTTCAAGCGCGATTCTGTCGCTTGCACTTTGCGCGGTGTAAATGGAATTGAATAGAACATGAATTCTCCATGCGGTTGCACGTGTTTGGATTGTAACAATAAAAAAAATTTTGTAGCTAAAAAAAAATTGTTCGTGACCCGTACGTTTCTGTTGGCCCTTTGCCGTCGGCCCTACCCAGCCCCCTTGGCTCCTGGTCATTTTGGCCGTGGGTCATTGTGGGTCATGGTTTGCGCGGTCATGTTGCACTGCAACATTGTGCTACCTGGTTTGCATGGCCGCATGGTTGTGAGTCATTGTGGGTCATTCCCTTTTCATAACCCACAAACACTCACGCGGAAAAGGCACAAACTTTGTGCACGCGGTTTGTGGGTCATGTGGGCAGTCGTGAGCGGTACTTTCAAGCGCGCTCAGAACGGTGTACCTTACACAAACTTACACACACATATTTTTTTTAGTTATTAGAAAAACATAACTCACATTGACACACAAAAGGCTTTTTTCTATATTTTGCAAGGCTCCCCGCGTGAGTCATTGAGGCGCGTTTTCACTACCCACGCAAAACCACAATGGCACACACTTTATGCAAGTTTTGCATAATGGCAAAATACGTTGATAAATGTAAAAGAATCTGTTACAGTACACGCACTGGCACAAAAAGGCCGGTAAAACCTAAACTACAGTAAAGGCAAACATCATGAAAAGTACACGCGCAGAATATCTAAACTTTTTCGCTAACTGGTTGCACTATCAGTTCCCGCGTAATGCGGACATTGTGCGAAATGTGCTAATTACCCGCGAAGTTCAAAAGATTGTTGATAGCGACAGTGAAGCGGCTTATTGGGGTGATCGTGATTGTTGGACAATGCACGATCTGGCTAATAAGCAAATTCAAGCGCGCGCGATCGAAGGGGTGACAGCATGAAAACGCTACACACTTCGCAACATTACGCCGCGTATCAACACCCCGTCGCGGGGTTGATCGTTCAATCTACCCGTAAGGCCGGAAGCGCGCGCCTCGCGCCCGATCACCCTCAATATGAAAACTATGTTGACGCGTTTGAAACCGCCATTGACTCATTCGAGGGCGACGCCCTTTGCCGCGCTTTGCTTAACTAAGGGGCAAACCATGAAAGCAAAATACTTGATTCAAATTCAAACCAACAACGCCTACATGGGTGCATTGGGTTGGTTCACCGTTCACGGCGCGGCGACGCGCCTAAGCGCGGATTCGTTAGCCGCCGATTTTAGGCACGCCCGATCGGTGACTGATACCCGCGCCGTGCGCGTTATCTCCGCCGCTAAGTTCACCGATGAAAACCGCGCCGCTAACCATGCGGCAATGAGGGCAACAGCATGAAAAACACACTTTTAGACATTCTCGCCGCCGTTGCTATCGGCTTACTTTTAACCGTGGGCGCATTGGCCTACTTTGACATTTTGGTGAAATAACATGAACAAACGCACAATTTCTCTTTTTCCGTCGTGGGTTGACGTTGAGGCGCAACCTCAAGCCCTCCGCATGTTAGCGGCATACGGTGCAAAAAACCCCGGCCTTGATTTCCGCGACTATTGCCGGGGTTGGCAAGATAAAGACGGGCGGGCGGCTTATTTTAGCGAAGCCCGTAGTATCACAAACGACTTGCGCCGCGTACGGGAGGCGATACTTGCCGCCTATTATGCGGGCGTGACTGACGACGACTTGATTGAGTGCAGTCAAGGCGAACGGTTGACCATTGAACGCACGGCGGGCGGGTTTGACCTTGATTATTGTGTAGGTCAGTACTGGCCTACTGAATACAGGGGAGCGGTTGCGCGCCTATTGCACCGCGCCGCGTACAAAGCCGCAAGGCGCAACCTTATGAACGCGGAGGCCGTAGTATGATTACTTTTGAACACCACGGCATCGCCGTAAAATGCAAGCCTGAGAACGCCGCCGAGTACCAGCGTTTAATGGACAAGCCGCCCAAGATCAAGGTTAAGGTTGACCGGCAGCACGACAGTATGAGGCGCGACTTTCCCGCGTTTTATGCGGATATGGACACGGCAGACTACATAAGCCGTTACGCGAGTTTGAATAACCGCCTACTTTTAAGCGCGTGGAAGTTTGACCACGCCGACCGACTTGCGCCGGTGCTGGACGCCGCCGCGCCCGAGGTGTTAGAGGAACCGGACGCCGACTATGTGCCCACAATTAAGGCGCGCAAAATCACGCCTAGACAAGCCATTGTGCAAGCCCTTGACGCCCTCAAGGCGGGCGACATTGACACGGCTCAATGTATCTTGACGGAGGCGTTGAAATGAACCAAACCATTGCCGAGGCGCTCGCGCCTTTTAGGCCGTTAACCTATACCGAGCATTATTACGTTGACTTAGGTTATCGCTACGAATTAGGCAAGGCCGAAGATTACGAATATAAACAAGCCATGGCCGAAGGCGCGGAGGCGCGCCGATTGCTTAACCGTGGCGCGATGGAGGCCATGATGCGATGATTTTCCTTTTTGCGCTTATACTGGCAGCGTTGATTGCCATCCTTCTTGATCTATAGAAGTTAAGCCCCTAGCAATAGGGGCTTTTTTTTACTTCACAAGTCTGACAAGGGACGCAATTTTAGACTCAGGCATTGACTGCACCATGTCGCGCAGTTCTGACTTGCCACGGTTAACCATGTCAGGCGCGGCGTAGATGTGCTTTTTGGTTGTATGCGCGCGCGACTTGAGCAGACCCATGTCAACCCAGCCCGCCTCACGGAACGCGTGCAACAAGGCCGCCACGGGCAGTTTCATACCCGTAGGTGCTTGACCCGTCAGACGATCGCAGACCGACTGCCAAGGGCCACCGAGCACGCCGGAGGCAAACTCACCGATACGCGAGCGCATCATCTCAACAAGGAACGACTCAGCACCACTCATGCCCGTCTCAACCATGATGGCCTTGGCCTCAGTCATGGGAGGCGCAGCACCGGCGTTAAATGCGGAGACGTCACGCTCAAGCAACCAAGCCGCCACCGCCGCAAACCCGCCGGACTTGTACCACGCCCACATGCGGGCGGCGGCCTCAGAGTCCATGCAAAAGGCGTTAGACCACAAAACAAACCACCGGCGGTCATTAGATGGAATTGTGATCGCCATGCGCTCATTTGAGAACGCCACCACTTGCAAGCGGTTCACGGCCTCATACGGTGCTAGACCCTTGCGCTGAATGGATAAGAACTCAGGGGGCGCGGCGATCACGGGCTTCAAACTATTCTCAAGGGCGCGGCGGTCTGACGCTTCAGGCTGGCGCAGCTCATTGATGATGAGCACCTCACACTCAAGGTGATAGCCCCAAGGGGTTGACAAGTCTTTATTGTCCAGCTTCTTGACGTTAGCAAGCGAATTACCCCCGATTGCCCAAAAGAACGGTGCCCACATGGTGTCCTTGCCTGAGCCGGGGTGACCACCATGCAGCACCGCATGATTGACCTTGACGTTTGCGTTTTGCACTTTGAACGCCATCACGTTCAGAACATGCTCGCGCTCTATGTCGTCAGGAATCATGCGCTCAACATGATCGAGCCACGGCGTAGGATCAATACCCTTAACCACGGACGGGCGGGCATCGCGCCAGCGATTGCCATAAACCAAACCCTCACGGGCGCAAAGGATCGTCTCGCCGGGGGCGTAAGTTACACCTACCAACGTTTTTGCGCCTTTGGCTTGTCTGTTTTCATCAAAGCAAACAGACGCTTCGATTTTGCGTTTGACGTTGTTAATTGACCGGCAGTTAAGGTGACGGAACAAGGCGTTAAAAGTACCCCTCCCAATTTCACGGCGGTCTTGCATATCAAAATAAGAGTCATCGTCTTGGATGTACGCAAAACGCTCCCACCAGCCATCTTTTTCAATGCGGCCTAACTCCTTGCGCTCAACCTCGGCAATGATGGCCGCCGCCGCGTCAGGATACGCCTCATTAGGCGTCAGTTTGGAAAGTGCCATATCCATGGCCGAGGCCAAAAGTTCCTCACGCAAGCCGGGCGCGTGCTTGGGGCCGCCGTTGTCTGACACCCACTGCAAAAACAGGGACGAGCCAAAGTCAACGCAGTGGCTATGCAGGCAGCAGTAAGCGCGGTTGGCGGGCATGTAACGGCCTTCAGGGTTGCCGTCGGTATGCTCGGCTGAATTGGGGCAGATCACGCCAGCCCAGCCCTCTTGATTGGGTTTTG